ACCACTTGTTTGTCCAACAAGCCTCATACCTTTTAGTAAATATCCAGAATATTTTCCTTGAGATTCTTGTGACAATGAATATGTATCAATATTTAAAATCTTTGAAGATGAACTATATGCTGATGGTAATAATTCACCTTTAATATAAGGATTTATCGTATATGTTGAAGATGGTGAATTGAACTTACCATACTTGTGGTTTGAAGTTGCTACGCGGAATGTAATTAAATTCTGTCCATTACTAGTACCAATAACTTCTTCGCCAACAATAAATGATCCAGAAGAACCATAATTTGCCAATGTAGTATCGTTTGAAATTTCTACTAATTTTGGAACAAAATCGACCGCACTGTTTGAATCAAAAAATAGATAAAATTGTGTGGATGGTTTGAGATTTGTTACTGAAAATCCAATATTTGTAGATCTTATAAACTTCTCTTCTGCTGAAGATATTTTTATATTTTGAATTGTGGTATCATAGTCTGATATAGTGCCAGTTTTTTTAGTATTTGATGAAGTTGAAGATGAAGATGTACTTGATAGTGAATATGTTGGATCACTGGTGCTAGTATCCTCCCAATTTCCCATGCCATAAATTACTCTTTCAGTTGTGGTATTAGTAAAACTATTACTTGTAGTAACTACATTATTTGAAACATTATTTGTGATATTTATCGAAGGCATTGCTATCGTATTCGATACATGCTTATCTGGAAGTTGTATGGTTCTAATCCATTGATCTCTATCAGGATCTAATTTAATATCTCCAGTATAGACAATAACATTAAATGGATTAACATTCTCAACTCTTGTTGCAAAAGGTTGTTCAATCCAACCTACAGAATTATATTTTAAAGTTACTGCATTTCCAGTTTTTTGTACATTTGGATCAAGTAAATCATAATCAATTGATAAATCAAATTCATTATCATTAATTATAGTTGCTGGTGCAAGTTGTGATTTTAAAGAATTTCTACTAATAATAGGAATTAATTCATTGGATTGATTATTGATTTGGATTGATGATAATTTTCTATTAGTTGATGTGTAATCTTTAAAGTCATCAACAAAAAATCCAGTTTTGAATCTATTTCTTCCATCAGAATCTTGAATTTGAAGTGTCTGTGTGTTTACTTCAAGTAATGATAGTGAAGTAACTCTTTCTAAATTAGAAACTCTTTCTTGAATTACTCCAATATCTCTCATAGTATATCTTCTATTATCAATTGGTGTAACAACAGCATCTGAAGGATTATACAAATATGGTGGCAATGTAATGGTTGCAATATCCATCACATCGCCTTTTTTGCTTGGAACTTTAGGGTTTTTTGACGATATACCCTTTTCTAAAATAAAAGTTCCAAATTTATCAAGATATAATTTATCCACTCTTGGCAAATAATAATCATATCCAATCAATGAACTTTCATGTGATGATAAAATAACTTTTGGATCTGAATTAAACGATCTTGAATCAAAATCAAATGGAGATTTATTTGTATCAGTAAAAATAGATACTCTTGGCCTAAAATCTAATGTATCAGAGGCCCTTATGCTTCTAGGTCCAATTGTTGGAATATCATTTGAAAATCTTTCTTGGTCATAACTCAAAACAGTAAATACATCACCGTTATCATTAGATGGTACTGAATAATGGTCAAATACTACTAATAGTTTTTTGGAAGGTTCTGGTGTATTTTTGTTTCTAGCCAATCTGGAATAATCATAATATTGATCTCTTTGCCCCTTATCCAATTGATACGAATATGTAATATCCTTATAATTACCTGGAGTAATTGATTCAATCTCAACAATTATATTAGATTCTTCAAATTTTACTGTTTCTCCACCAAAAAATCTTTCCGTATTTAAGTAAACAATTCCTAAAACATGTGTAGATGGTTTGGAAACAACCCTTGCAATTGCTTTGCTACTATTTCCAATTATATTCTCACCAATTATTGCATTAGTACTAACAGCTGCGCTAGATGTGAAACTAACTGTATCTATTGATACTGATGATGCATCAAAAGATTCATAAACTGCTAAAACTTTACATACATCAGGATAATTCAAACTTATCTCTTCATCCTGAACTCTTAATCCATAAAATTGATTATATGTAAGTCCATCATTGATTGAAGAATTGCCAGAACTTCCAGATTCTGAATATTTTGAAAATTCAACATTCAGTATTTTACTTCTATTATATTCCTTTTTTTTACTTTGGATTCCATTTTTAATTAACGTTGCATTTATTGTAACATTACTACCATTAATCAATCCCCCAATAGTAACTACATTTGAATTAAGTCTAAAAGAATCTTGAGTTACTGTACCAATTCCTCCCCCAGAATAATGAACAGAATATCTTTCTTCATCAAATGGGGCAAAAAATGAACTGGAAATTCCAGTAATATCTGAAGAATTGAGAGATAATTGTCCACCAGATATTGTTTTGCCAAAAATTTGTGTAGAAATGGTCAATAAAGAATCTGAAAGATTTACTGAAGATATATTTGAATCTGGAAGTTCTGCGTATAAGTATCCTGTAGACTCATTTCTTATAATTGGGGCCCCAATTTGAATATTTGGTTCAATTATACTTCCAGGTATATCACCATCAAAAATTCCAGAAACAGAAGTAATTCCTGCAATAGTCATTGATAATCCATCAGCAGAAACTGATGTTATTCTATTAAATGTTTCTACTGAAGAACCCTGTTTTTGATATCTGATAATGGTATTTTCTTTTACACCGCTGAATACATTTCCAGCAGAAGTTACATTGCTACCAGAAATAGTTACTTTGCTTACATTATTTTGAAAATTAAATCTTTCAAGAAAAGCATTTGCATTAAAATCTACGGAAAGTCCGGAGATGGCAGTAGTTTGTTTTACTGATTTTATATTTTGAGTTCCATATGATGTGATTGATTTAATAGACGTAGAAGAATCTACACCATTTATTATCAATTGTTCTCCTTGAGAAAATTTGCCCGAAGTTTGACTCAATTGAATTGTTGCTGATGATCCTCCGTTTGCAATCGCATAACCACTGGCACCACTACTCTTACCTTTTACAAAAGATGATTTTGGAAGTTCTGCACTTGATATATTTTTATTTAAAATTAATTTTGTATAAGTTTGTATATCATATAAACACAAATCCCATTTTGATAAATTTTGACTATATGCGGCATCAGTTAGACTAAGATTGTATACTCTAGCATATCCAATAATATCTCCTCCACCATTTAATTGATTATATAATTCTATCTTTTCCCTTTGTTTTGGAGCTCCGGATACAGTATTAACTCTTAAAATATTTCCCATTTCAAAAGGAATATTGATTGTAGATACTATTTTAGTGTCTCGTGGTTTTTCAACATCAATAATTGTTGTTGATGTTTTATCTACATCATATCCTTTTACATATGCTTTACCTGGCGATATTTTGATACCCATTAAAGTATCTGATGGAACATTATTTTGATCTGTAGTTTCATTATCAAAAAATAATCCGTTACTACCTAATCTGTTATTTAATGAATTGTGAATGGATACACTAAATGGCGTTACTGCATAATTCCCGGATTCATCATATGTTCTATCGGCAAGGTAATCCCGAATTATATTATAATTGGTTTTCGATTCTATTTTTTTAATTTTTCCATCTTGAACTCTTAATAGTTCAACAAAATCTGTATCATTAAGATCAGTTATTAATTTTTTTGTTAGGGTTAAATTGATTTGTAACCTATCAGCACCAGGCGCTGCATAATTTGTAAATCCCTTTGCATTATCAAATAGAGATTTGTCGTCCTTTGAAGCGACAAGCAATTCATCAATTTTTAATCCGACTCTATATGATGGTGTATTGGTATAATTGTCTAAAATTATAGTTTGTTTAGATACATTTACAAAATAACCTCTAATAAAATAAATACCATCACCAATAGAAGCTGCGGATCCTATTGAAGTGGCATTTAGTGAAACTGTGGATGCAAAAGGAGTTCCCGCATTAATTGTAGTATTTCCATATATTATATTTTCTTCTGCAATTAAGGTTTCACTATCCTGAAATTGATTAAATACGAAATTGTTATCAGAATCTAAGTATTTTACATATATTGTTAATTGGTCAACATTTATATTATCAGGTAAGGTTACATATTGTATAAGTGCTGTTGTACCTGATATTTGCCCAATTATTTTTTTGCCTATAAATTTGTCAATATAGAGTGAAATATCAATTCCAAAATTACTTGAATTAAGTTTTACTGCATAGAATTGTCCATCATATGCAATATTACCTGGGATCACCATCGATCCTTCTTTAAATATATGACTGCCAAATGATTCTATTTGATTTTGCAGAATTGATTGTAAAGTAGTTAATTCTCTTGCTTGAATAGGACGCCCTGGATTAAATAATACCTTATAAAAATTTTTTTCGGAATCAAAATCATCATAATATGGACTGATATTTAAATTTGTTTTTTGTGCCATTTTTTTTAAAATTCCAGAATGATTTTAACGTCTTCTTTTTGTCTAATGTCTCTTTCTACCAGGGGTCTATTATCAATATAAATTATATCTCCTGTCTTTTTATTTATCTCCGGATTTGCAATCCCTCCTGTAAAAGTTACTCCCAAATTTATAACTTTACTTCCAATTACAATTTTATTTTCTCCAAATGATGTATCAATAGATCCTGCAAATGATCCAGATGATGTAATATTGTTTGCAGATGATTCAAAATCATATACTTTAGAATTTTCAGTAACTTTATTATAATCAACTTCATTTTGAGTATTACCAAAATACAAAGATCTGTCTCTAAAATATTTTAAAACTTTAGTTTCACTATCATATGATGCAACATATCCCTTTGCAACTTTTCCATCTGTTCTTGTCTGCTCAATTTTATCTCCAACAACGGGAGGAGTTCCTGCAAAATTTGAGGTTAATTTTATTGCATATAGCGATGAATATTGATTTTCTGTAAAAATAATAGTATCCGAAGTAAAAATAGTTGGATTTTTTATAATTCCAACTTGAGAAAACTGAGTATCTGTTGGAAAATCTTTGGTTGAGTCATCAAATCTTGTATATATCAATACTTTATCAGTACCCAATTCTGAGTAAATATCATACCCGTGTCCTTTAGATGGTGGAATAATTACTACTAGTTTTGCTGCTGGATCTTCAATATTTCCAGATGGTTGAAGTTTTCCAAGATCAACTATTCCCCAAGTATACCCACTTCCACCAGATGTCACAACGGCAGAAGTTATTACCCCACCAGTAGCAGTAATTGACACTCTAGCACCACTACCATCACCAAGAATATCAACATTACCAGAACTATATCCTGTTTTTCCGCCATTCTCAATATATACTTTCTTAATTTGATTGAAGTTTATATTGGAGTTTCCTGCCTCTCTAACAGAAACAATTTGAGAATCTGTTGATGATTCCCAATCATTAGGAACTACAACATACTCAGTTGAATCAAATTTTATAATATCACTTGGAGAAACTGAAAAGAGGTATTTCCAAATATACCCATCTCCACTTACACCCGGTGCAGATGGTTCCAAATCTGTAAATGTGGGTTCATCTTGGGATTTATTTCCTTTTGGATTTTCTCCAGAAGACCCATTATCAATACAAATATAAACTCTATAATCTTTATTAATTACATAATAATTTGAATCATACAATCTACTAGTATTTGAATTTGGTGTTGGATTTGAAATACTGTAATCATGTCTATACATCTCATAAGAAGTATTGGAAGTCCAAGTAATTTTTCTTATAAGTCTTCTTATGTTACTACTTGTAATTTTTTTACCAAATAGTGTAGTATCCCTATAATGTCCAAGATATTGGACATTATCGGTTGGACTTGGTGTATTAGAATTCCAATCGGTAGATCTTCCAAAACCAACTGTTGTGGGATTGTCCAGACTCAAAAACACATAGTATGAATTGTTATCAGACACTACTGAATCTACGAAATTGCTCGCATTTACTATTCTAAATTGGTCTGTTACGACTGCTGCCATATTACTAGTTTTTTAGATATTTATAACAACAGTTTGGAGAGTGCCCCAGTATCCCTTATACCAGTACCTCTTCTTTGAATTGTTGGGAACGTCGATAGACCAACATCCACAGTATTACCAGAAACTCCTATTGAAATTGGAGAACTTGATCTAGTAAAATTGGACAACCTACCCCAAGAGAATTTACCTACCGGATTTGATACACTACCTGTAGATGCAAGTCCAACTATAGATGTATTCGATTTTATGTTGCAAGTAATAATTCCAATAGAACCACTCGAAGAGATTTGGTGAATATAGTAAATGTTATCCAAGAATGTGGAACCAATTCCAACCACAGATGAATCAGAGGTGTCAATGGAAGTTACTCCTCTTCCAACACGTGTATCAAAGATATAAATTGGATATCCAGGTTGCAATGTAGCATAAGATGATGCATTTAAGTAGAATCTCAATGCCAATGGATTTCCACCACTACCTGTTGTAGTTGTAATTCCAGTAATAATCCCAGAAAATCCATTCACTAGACCAATATTGGAAATATTTTCATATGTTGGATCTGGAAGGGGGACGATAACTCTTGGTGGATTTGAGGAACTATATCCAAAACCGGGATTTGTTATTGACACAACTCCAGTTAATGACCCATTAGAAACGGATGCAATTGCAGTTGCAGTGATAACCTCTGGAGAAGAAAAGAAAATTTCGGGGGAAAAACTATATCCATATCCAGGATTTGTGATTGTGACCGAAGTTATAACACCAGCGGTTATATTTGCAGTTCCTGTTGCAATGGTCCCAATTCCAAGTCCAATGACTCTAGGACTTTCAAATCTAACAGTCGGTGACGAATTGTATTGATATCCTCCATAAGTAATAATAACATCTGTAACAATACCAGAAGATCCTGTAATCGCATACCCAATAGCGAACTTACTTGTAGGAGCAGTAATTTTAACATTAACTGATGAACCAGTATATCCACTTCCAGGATTGGTAATTGATAACGATTGAATGGTTCCACCAGCAGAAACTATTGCAGTAACCGCAGCAGATACTGGATCGGCAGTACCAGAAAAAATTAACGCATCAAAATTTGTATTTACATCATAATCAAACAAATTGATAGTTTGTCCAATTCCTGGTCCGTAATCGATAAAGATTTCATCGGAAGTAGTAGAAAAATCTTTAATAACTTTTGCGGTTGGATATACTAATGATTCAATAGAATCTCTAGTTTTATAAACATCATCACCATTAATTTTCCTATCAACTTTTTGCTTAATCCAAGTTAATGGTCTATTGTTTTCGGTGTCTACTCCCTGATCAGAGTATAAATTAGTTTCAAACTTATCAGAATATGATAGATCAAATACAGTTCTTTTATTTTGTGATATTGTACCAGAAATACTATTATTTTTGAGTACTTGTACAGTATCTCCTCTTTTTATAGTTTCGTTGATATCTGTAATCAATTCACTGTCATCACCTACTGTTCCTCTGTAAAAGAAAATTGCAACATTATCTTCTGCTTTTGGTGCAGTTGTGAATATAAAAGAAGTTCCACCATCAAACTCGTATGCCACTCCAGGATCTTGAATTACCCCGTTAATAACAATTAACAATGCATTTGCAAGATTTACCTGAGAACCCTCTTGAACTTCAAAACTCAATAGATCATTATTATAATATAATGGAAATCTTGTTCTAATCCCATCTTGATAATTTGCAATTGAATCAATATAATTAAATTCCCCAAATTGCCAAGCAGCAAAGGAATCTGTAAATGTATTAATGACAGTTAATTTAAATTCTGATAGTGGAGATCCTAATCTTGAATCAGTAACTAGACCAACTGGTTTAAACACATCTCCACGTTGGAAATTATATCCCTGTCTGGAGATATTAAATCTAGTTACTTCAAAATATGTTGAACCTATTCCAGTAGTAGAACTTGCTCCAACTTCAACATTTAAAAGTAGTCCTATTCCAGTAGATGTTGTCGTACCAATA